CGTAAGGACATTGCCCCTCCCCCGTAAGGACATTGCCCCTCCCCCCGTAAGGACATTGCCTCCCTCCTCAGATTGTTGGCGGCAAACTTGGTACTGGTTGGGCAAGCAGCCACCGGAGGTATCATACGAGTGATGGATCGCCATGAGTTCATTTTCGACCAACGTGGCGAGGGCTTTGCGCAATGTTGGCACGCTCATGCCGATATGCTTGGCGATCTGCTCCACTCGGCGGGCATGGCGGGGGAGGGTTACAATGCCCGTCTCGTTGTTGGCGTGGCGGGCAAAAAACGTATAGACGGCAAGACCCATGTAACCGATGATGGGCAGCATCTCATCGATGATCGTGTTATCGATCCAGGCGAAACCTTTGTGGGTCTTGATGCTACGAGGCATTGCGGTCATTTCATTTCGCCTCATGTGGCGCTTGTGGCGCAAAACTTTTTTCAATGCCCGTGAGGGTCAGAGCAATGAATTGCCCCCCCTCACGGAAGAAATCGTTCAGACGAATTGCGTCAGCGTTATCGATTGCGATGATCACCTGCGCCTGTTCGTGGGTATAAATTTCCACTCTAGCGGGGATGATCTCGAACTTCACTTTGTCAGACTGTGTTTTCCCTGACAGGCGTAGGCGTGCCTGTTCAACGGTCAAGCCTTCATCACTCGCCTGTTCGAGGAATTTGAGAGAACGCTCTAGATCACCCAGCCGCGCCGCGTCACGATAGTGGCTGTAGCGAAGGTTGGGAAAGAGAGTCCGCGTTTCTGGCGGGTAAAAGTGCGCCAATGCGCACATTTCGTAGACGCGCCGCTTCTCGATATTGATCTCTATGGCGTACTTGCCGATGGTGTCCGCGCCATATGCACGCTCCACCTGCATTGCCAGATCGCCAATCCGCCAGCGACCTGTATCCAGATCGTCGGCAGCATGGCGACCCGCGTCGCACAGTGCTTCCCATGATCCAAATTCGGTCATGCTGCCCCCGTAGGGGCATCGGCGAGGTGCGGCGCACCGTCGCTTTCGTCGCTTTCGTCAATGTCCTCTGTGCCATAACCAGCCTTCGCCAGCGCCCGCCCCATTGCAGCGGTCTCAGCCTTTTCGTCCACCCGCCCAGAATAACGGTCTGAGCCTTCGTAAATGGCGCGGGCGAACCCTGTTGCCACGACGATCCCCATCGGGTTGACGACCTTCCCAACGTAGAGGCAACCCTGATCGGTGCGCTCCATGACCTCGGTGAGCAGCCCCCACCCGGTGGCGATGGGGAAGTCAATCCGAAAGAGGGCGATGCGACCCGCTACGGTAAGGTATTCGACCAAAACCTGACGGTTTGCCTTTTTGTCGTATCGCCCCATGCGGAGCGTGTGCGTGGTGCGGATGCGCTCTTTGGGCGTCATGTGTTCATGGACGGGCGACGATGGAGGGGCGGCGATCTCTTGCTGCTCTTTCTGAGCCGCAAGGCGCCCAAGGTGATCCTTAAAGCGCTGAATCGCTTCGGAGCCTGTTCCAGTCCAGTCTTTGACGCTCGCCACACCCAACGCCCGATGCATTGCCTCGTTAATCTGTCCCGATTTCAAGGCATATTGCTTGCCGATTTCACCTGCCTTCGCCCAAAACTGGGAGAGCGTACCTGAGTGGTCTTGCCAGCGCTTTACCTCATCTTCATCTTCATCGGAAGTGATTTCCCCTGTTTCAGGGTTGATTGATTTATCTTCCTCATCATCGGAAGGGAAGTGATCGTCAATGTTGTTCGGATCGCGCTCTTGGGGTGGCTTCAATCCCTTTAGCATTGGCTCGGAATCGGGATCGATTGTCTTGAGCAACGCCTCTTTAGGTGTTTCTTTAGGTGACACTTTGGATATTCCTTTTGCTGCTGCTGCGTCACGCACTTCAGCGCGGGCGCGGAGTTCATCTTCAATAAGAGCGATCAGCGCTTTGCGGTTGGTGGCAATGCCTTGCCGTTCAGCAAGCTCGCTGAGGCTTTTCACCAGTTCTTGGATGACATAAGGATTTTTGATGCCGCCCTGTTTCACCGCTGCCGCGATGAATGCCTTTGTGTCATGGACGGGTTCGTTCTCGATCTCGGCTTGCCATTTGGCAACGAGTTCCTTGCTTATGTCCTCGATGGATTTGCCACTTGGCGGTGTTTGTGCTATCATTTGAGATGTCCTTTCTTTGGGGCGGGTATGGTTCTTCTCAGCCATACCCGCCCATTTTTTTTGTTTAATCGTCGGTATCTTCATCGTCCTCATAGCCGAGGTAGCCGCCCGTCAGGGCATCCTCAACACCTGCCTCATAGCCTTCGATGAAGCGGTCATCAGAGGCGCCACGCAGATATTCAACTTCGCTCACCAAGTCGCTCAGTTGATTTTCCGCCACGCGCCGCGCCATATTCGCCGCCTCCAACATGGCGATTGCTTCGCCGACGATGATTTGGAGATTGCCGTTTTCATCGGCGACGCGGCGCAACGCATTGAGGGCGGTTTCGGTATCCATTGCCCGCCCCTCAGCACCTTCGACAATTTCGCCCCAGACTTGCTCCAGGAGGCTGTTCACTGACTCAAGGCTATCTTCGACAAACGCTTGGACGCTCACCGGATCATTGGGGTCAACGCGGATGATTTTGGTCATGCCTGACCTCCTGCATTTTTGTAGGCGTCATACGCCGCTTTTTGGCGTTCTTCGCGCATGTTCGCCAAGCGTTCTTCCGCTCGCGCATGGGCGCGATCCCGCTGATCGGGCGTGAAATTGCCAAGCGGAGGCGATGCAGTAAGCGGACGCTTGGGTGAAGACTCAGCCCGATTGCTGGTTGGTTTATTCCCCGTCCCCAGAATGACGAGGATAATCATCGTCAAGAGGGCGGCGACAACCGTCACCCGACTCACTTTGAGTTCCATTTCAGCCTCCTAGAAAGGAAAATCATCATTCACCATCAAGACATCCAATGTGGACTTGTCGTAGGGCAAGTCGTCTGCCCATTTCCGCAGCTTGTCTATCTCATAGACAAGCACAGCGCACATCTTGCGCTCGTCGCCTGATATGATTTGTGTGGCAATTTGTATGAAGGCATGTATATCCTGAAGATAGGAGGATGCCCCCTCCAATGTGGTCGGACGTTTCATCATTGGGGGCAGATGATCTATTGCCCATTAATCTTCTGATTCGAGCCGCTGAAGCGGATTCGCGTTTGTTCGACACTCGAATGCTTTGTCTGCCTCTATGAATAGTTTCGCTATGTCGATTTGATTTTTGCCATCAAACATGACACGCGATGATGGGACGGGGTTGCCACCCCATTCGCTATCCAATGGTGAACGAACACAGGTGAACTTCCGGTAGTCGAAGTGCCAATCCACCTCAATGACATATTCCCAAACGATGCAAACGGCGTATGGCTCAGCACCGCGATAACGTACCTCGCAGGCAATATCCTCTGGTGTGTTCCCCACGCCTAATGCATGGAGTTCCTTTGCGCCCTCTCGGGCGAGATTGAACGTTTGCAGACGTTTTTGAGCTTCATGTTCTTCCCGATCTTCCGCCATTTCCTTCAAATGGTCGGAAATGATTTGGTCGAGTTTTGCCCGCCAGTCATTGGTTTTCTCAGTCATGGTGTCTCCGTTTTATTTCTTTTTGAGGATCACGGTGACAAACCGCGTCCCTTCCCTCACGATGATGATTTTTTCGCCGCGCAGAATGGCGACACGATATGCCCGTCCGCGCTTGGGGTATGTCCCAAAGGAGAGGAAGTCCGCCCGGCGAGCGATCCTTCCCCCTGCCCAGAGCGCGTTTAGCACGACCTCTGGATCAGCGAACTGACCTAATCGCTGGCAGAGTCGAACGCGGGCATGATCACTGACCTCGCCGCGATCCACCTCAGTTCATTACAAACTGTAAGGGACTGGCACTTGTCGAAGCGCCGCGCCCTCACGAATCGCGGCTACTTTTTTCTTCTCCCACCCGCTGCGAGGTGTGTCGGGGAGAGCGTCTACCAGCGCCTTCCACTCCTCCCATTGCCCAACCTTTTTATCGGGCTGGATGAAGGTTTGCTTGGCGGCGCTGATCAAGGTGCGTCCCATGTTGCTCATGGTGTAACGATCCCCAAAGGGGACGATCCACCCCAACGCTTTCAGATAGCGGATGGCGGCGGGCGAGACACGCCCACCGTGCCGCCCGTTGGGGCGCTTCAGGGTGTTTGTCGTGACGCAAATGTAGGCACCCTTGCTAAACGCCAGATCGCGCAGCGCCTGAAGCGCAGCAGCATAGGTGTGCTTGCCCGGCATTGGCACGCTGCGGGGGCTGTCTTGGGGAAGGATTGTTGGGGTGGTCATGTTAAATACCCTTCCAGTCATCTAGTTCTTGCTGCGCTTTCACTTGCTGCGCAGCGGCAAGAAATTCCTGAACCGCGTGGTAGAGCGCCAGATGCGTATTGGTGTCGTACCATGCAGCGACGGCTTGGGCGGTTAGGTTGATCAGGGCAATGGTGAGGGGATGCCCTTCCCCCGAACGAATGGCTTGCGGAATCATCGACGCAAGCTCGTTCATCGCAACGCTGGCGTGCGCGTTCAACGGCGCGGGAAGCGAGATCACACGGGGGGCTTTGGCGGTCATGTCGGTATGTCCTTTCCTGTAATTTGACTGAAATTGCCCTCTTTTCCGCAGCATCCCATCCGCTTGTGGGACTCTGAGCGGGCGGGGAGGGCGTCCCGATCCGCCTAGAGATCGGGGAAAGAGCGCAAGGGGGAAACGCCCCTTCCCCGATCTCTAGGCGGGGCAAGCTCTCAGGCTTGCCACCCCCTCATTTTCCTTTTGCTGCAAGCCTTATGAGGGCTGCCAGCGCATCCCCCGTGCCACCCTCACGACCTTCAATCAGCCGCGCCGCAAGCGCCCTGAATTCCGCCCCACTGAGATTGTGAGGGAATTTAGGCGCTGGGGGCGGGGAAGGATAAGAAAAGGTGTGTCGGCGTGTAGGCGAGGGCGTCACGGTTTAACCTCCCTGTTCTTACGCAACTTGGCGGACATGAGTACGTCCTGCGCGTCGGCATGGCGATCCGCCAACAGGAGGATCAGGGCGCGGAGGGTTGTGCTGTTCCGCTCGGCAATTTCGCGGAGGGCGGCGACGGCGGCAAGGTTCTCACCACAAAGAATGTCTGCCGCAACGTCAAAGAATTTGGCGCTGTTTGCCTCCAACGCATCTGCCGCCACTGCCACAACCGAGCGGGCGGCGTACCCCAGCGGGCGTGGATCAGGCATGGTCTGTCTCCTTTGCGGCGGGAGTGGCGCTGCGGAATTCTTCAAGTTCGCGGCGAAGGCGAGAGAACTGACGCAGTTCGGCGGCGACGCGGCGGCGCTCCTCACGCATGATGGCGCGAAAAAGGTACACGCCGAGGACGCCGAGGCAGAGGAAAAGGATGCTATTCCTCGCCATTTTGCGTCACTTCCTCTAGGCGGGCGGGTATAAGTTTAGAATCAGGGGGCAAAAGGTGTGACACGAGATCGGGGTGACGACGTATCCAGTAGCGGATTGAATTCCGGTTGACGCCCAGCGAGAGCGACACTGAATTCAGCCGCCCTCCATGCCTTTTCAGCAATTCGGGAATCGCTTTTTCAGGAGGCAGCCCGACAACCTCATTGCATCGCTGCAAGAGTCTGTCTTTCATATATGGCATAAAACACTCCAGAACTAGAGAGAATCAGGACAAAAAAACACTCGAACTCCAGAACTGGAAATAATATACTCTATATCAGGTGTGATGTCAACAAATAATTGCAAATAAAATATGGAATGGATGAACAGGTTTTTGTTATGCCATTGAAGGGTGATCGTCTCAAACAACTTCGCTTGGATAGGGGATATACTCGTGAGGAATTGTCAGAATTCGCGGGCATAGGATCAAACCAAGTCTATCGCTATGAGAATAATTTGACCGACCCGCCGACGGATATATTGGTGCGGTTGTCGAAGACTCTGGGAGTCACGGCAGACTACCTGCTTGGCATGACGGATAACCCATCGGGCGAGATTCATATGAGCGATTTATCAGACGATGAGCAAAACCTGATCGCCGCATACCGCCAGAAACGGGCGGCAGTGTTGCTGGAAGCGGCTACTCGCATTGTGCAAGATCAGGAGCAATCGCGTATCTCCCCGCTCAAACCAGCGGCAAACAGCTAATTGCTCAACAGGCGACAGGGTGCGCACCCAAGAGGTTAATCGCTTTTCGTGAATGGTTAGCGTGTCAGAGATCAGAGTGAGCATATGTTCTAAGATATTAGAAAATACGTACTAAGTCAAGAGATCAATTCGGTTGCAGTTAGGTTTAGAGATGGTTTCAAAGAGAGGTGGACATGCGGCGTGCAACGAGGAAAAAAAAGGATAGCGCGGCGCAACATTCGATTTTGGCTCTCTCTTGGCGTAGTTTTGGTGTGTTGGTCGTCACTGCGGTGGGTCTCTATTTTTTGATGAGAAGTGACCCCCGTTCTACCGTAAATCCTCCCCCTACAATTCGCCCCACCGCCTTTTCTCCCCTACCGTTCACATCGGTGACGGCAGCTGCTGTGGAGGTCTTGCTCACCGCGAAAAGCAATGTGAACATACGAACGGGTCCGGGTGCGGACTATGAGCGGTTGGGGCGTCTCTCGGCGGGCGATACAGTCAAGGCGGTGGGACGGAACGAGGCGGGAACATGGTTCGTTGTGGAGATCGAGGGCGTGCGGGGGTGGGTGACGAGCGATGATGCGGTTGTGGCGGTGGTGGGGAGTACGGAGAAACTGTTGGTGGTGGCTGCTCCAGCGCCTTCTAGTTCTTTGCCGACACAAACACAAGGATCGGGAACAAGCGGGGGCGGGCTGCCGGGTCCGTGTCCAAAGAATTGCACCGCGTGTGTGGCGGCAGGCTGGACGGCAGAACAATGCGGTAAATGCGCGAATCTGGATCGGGATAAAGATGGTTTAGCCTGTTATGGAAATTAGATGACACCTCTCCGCGCCCTCATTTTCACGGCTGTATCCTCAAAAATCCAAACCGAAACGGACAAAATGTCTCTCCCTGAGCAAGAGCGCCTTTGCCGCGCTTTTGCCGATGCAAATAGCATGGTTGTGATCGAGACCCTCTCAATTCATGGTCATAGCCGCTCTGAGACGGACATTTTTACGCTCTTTGAAGATTACGCGGCAATTGGCGTCACGGCATACCACAAGCTCCGCCAGCATTGGATTACGGGCAATTTTGACGTGCTGGTATGCGTAGCGCCTCACAGGTTGGGGCGCAGCAGCAGCATCGTGACGTTCATTTTGGAGAATGTGATCAAGCGCGAGCGGCGGGCATACTTCATTCAGGGGGCATCAAGACTTCGGAATGGCGGCTCGGTAGTCACGTCGTCAACTTCTTCGATAAAGCGCCATAAGTCGTTAAACTCGCCATTTACCCGCGTCCACTCACGGCTTTTTGGACCATATGGTCGTCCGTCACGAACCTTGACAGACGTACATCCGCACTCGCAGTCCCATTCGCCTTCAATACCTAAAAACTTAGGCATTCTGCCCAACCATCTTCCACAGCATCCGCACGTCACAACTACTGAATCAGCTTTTATTAGCTTGTATGGAACTGCGGAACTCTCTGATTTGTTCATATTGTTTTCATTTTCAGCCATTGCGTTACCTCCACGAAATCGAATCTTGATGTGTATTTTACATCCGATAAGATTGTCTGTCCACACCATGATTCGATTTTGTCCCTATATGTCAAAAAGCGAGTTCTACACTATGATTCGAATAGCCTGCTTACCTTTTTCTTCTTTGGTGTGGGGGATGAATCGCCAAAAAGGGTCATCTGGGCAAACTCACCACTTACTGCTTCATCAGCTTCGCCGCCGTAAACGAACCCATCCGCTGTGAGCAACTTGACCAACTCTGCACGGTGGCAGGTCGCAAAATCCGCACAGCCACACATCAGGATGACATTCCGCTTCATCTGATGCATTTTATCACGTCCGGCAAAATGGTCGGCAATCTGCATCCCTCTCTCTTTGTAGAGTAGGTTTCCGAAACATTGCCAGTGCTGGTATCTTCCCCCCAGGCTGACTTGGAGGGAGGACTTATTCCAGCGGGGGTGGCGAGAGCGGGGATTGAGGCGAACATCAATAATGTCGGCGTCCAGCGACTCGGCAATCAGTAGTATTTCGGCAGGGGTTCTGCCTGTGTACCCGATGGTATAGATACTAGGCATTGTCAGACTCTCCTTTTTCATCAGGCTGGCTCTGAATTTTGAGAAGTTCGGCGTCCTCTGGAACGCTCACAAGGTTAGTGTGAGCAAGTGCGTCATAGAGATTGCCGATCACTGCCGCCTCGCCGGAAAATCCAGCTTTTAGGAGGTCGGCAATGTAGCGATCCAAGACCGATCCCACTGTCTCCAAGCGCCCGCCTAATCCCCGCACGGGGGGAATGTCTCGGCGGGTGGGCGCCCCTGTGACTGCTCGCTTGCCCTTGCGAGGTAGATCATCCTTTTTGACTTGCTCAACCCAAAAGTTGTCTAGGTCAAATAGTGCTTCCTGCTCCTGCGCCGCCCGATACTGCTTGACGATTTCTCTGAAGTACGTCAGGCTGATGCCGGGCTTCTGATTCCAGAGTTTGATCACCAGCAATTGGCGGTTGCGGTCAATGTCTGCGAGGGCTTCGGCATGACCGAGGGGGAATGACCCTGCTGCGATCATGTGCTGAATGTCACAGGTTAGGTTAAGCAGCTTGATCCGCTTGTTGATCCGCTCCACCGACACTCCGGCGACTTCGGCAATTTTGGTCTTTGACCAACCGTTATCAAGACGTGACTGATAGGCGTTTGCCTCCTCGATTACGTCTAGGTCAAGGCGTCCGGTGTTCTCGGCAAGCATTGCTTGCGAGAATTCTTCATCAGTCAGTTCACGGATGATGCAGGGAATTAAATCCCATCCAAGCACCTCGGTCATTGCCCGAAAGCGCCGCTCTCCGGCGACCAGCTTGAACCCGTCCCCGTCAGGGCAAATGGTGATGGGGTTAAGCAAGCCGTTCTCGCGGATGCTCGCCGCCAACAACTCAAGTTTCGTCTTGTCAAACTTCTTGCGGTCATTGAGACCGGTTATTTTGATGGACGCCGCTGCTATATCTTTAACTTCTACCGTGTTCATACGTTGTGTCCCTTCTTGTGTTTGCATGATACAAATAACATTGTACATCCCAAAGAATTTTGCGTCAAGGGTGAATTTGGCTCTATGACAGGGTAAATGGCGGTTGTGATAGGTTTTGATAGATGAACGAGTGTCTATCTGTACGCCATTTCCGTTTCTTGTTATTGTGTAGTTGCGCGGGTCTGGTTGCAATGGCAGCACGCAGCGCCTCCAGCGCTGAGACGCCGAGTTCGATTCCGGCGACCCGCTTTCTGGTATGGAGGTTCGCTTGTTTTACGGTTCGATCCCTTCGCATGTTCAAAAAATCGTCATGGAGCATGTACGAGGATGGACATGCAAGGCGGTCTATGTCGGCTGTTCGGGAAACTTCACGATTGAGCGGTTGCTTGCGGGTCTGAACCGATTTGATTTGCATAGCAACGACATCACGATTTACTCGTCCGCAGTTGGCGCGTATTTCGCCGGATCGCCACTCCGCTTGGCTTTAGCAATGGACGCACAAAGCGAGTTTGGTTGGCTAGAGGAATATCTGCGCACACCGTCCCACGCCCTTGCTACCGTGATGCTGGCAACGGCGTTGATACCGTTGATCAGTGCGGAAGGGACAATCAAGCAGGGGGCGTATCATCAGAGGGTGTATGCGGGGCTGCGAAAACAGTGGGACACACTCCACCAGAAAACGAGGGAAAAGATCGAAGGCACTCCGCTGAGGTTGGCGAGTTTCGCTTGCCGAGATGTGGCGGAATGGATCGATGATGTGCCGGAGGATGCGGGATTTATCTTATGCCCTCCATTTTTCAGTACGGACAAGGCATTTCAGCGAGATATAGGCAAATTAGATCGCTTGTTTGACTGGGATCGACCTACATTCCAACAGTTGACGGATGAACAGGTAGCAGCAGTTCTTCGTAAAGCAACGGCGCGATGCAATTGGATTTTCGCATTGAGTCACGCTTTACCTGAGTATGCAGATCGCCTGCGCGGGGTAACACAGATAACAAGCAGAGGGGAGACAACTCATGTTTATTCGTCACAAGCCCCGACGCGGATTGTCTCGCATCGTCACGTTTCGCTTGAATTGAAGCGGCTGGATACCGCACTGAACGCCATATTCGAGGATGTACAAAACGGCAAGCTGGAGGCAGTGGATCGGTTACTCAAAATCATGGAACGGCGGGCGAGGTATTTGGGGTTAGACGCGCCCACCCGATTCAGCGCGAAGTTTGACGATTTGCGGCGCGTGACGGAGGAAGCAGGAATCGACATAGCGGCGCTGATCAAGGCGATGATGGCAGAGATACAGAACGCCTCAGCGACAATAGGATAGCGAGATTAGCCATGCCCTACAATCACGGACAGATTGCTTTCGCGCTGGAGATTGCGAAACGATCTAACAACGAACTCACTTCGAGGACAATGGAGGATATTCGGGCGGCGTTGGACGCGCCGAAGCTGCCCCGATCCACTGTTTGGCGGTGGCTGAAGGGGCTGACGGAAGCGCCCCATGATCCTCAGCCGAAAAAACCTTCGTCCAAATCACCCGTCAGCGCGTCAGCGCGTCAGCCCCAAAAGAGAGAGAAAAAACGCTCTGACGCGGCTGAATTGCTGGCGCTTCAACCGGAAGCCGCACAAAAACTTGATGAACAATTGGAATTGGCGGCACAGCGATTTGTCCAGCACGCGCTCCGGCAGGAGGTTGTGAGTAGCATGAATGGTCAGCAGGCAATGACGGCGGCGGGTATCGCAATCGACAAAATGCGCCTCTTGCGAGGTTTACCCACCGAGATTGTTCAGATTATGCCCAACTTGCTTGAGCGAATCCGCCAACGCGGACTGGACGCCGTAGGTGTTTTTCAGGCAATGTATGCCGAGTTGGGTGCCAACTGATGTCTGATCATCCGATTATCTCCAGTGCCGAAAGCGATTTTGCCAAGCGCATCCTCCGGCGGCTTGGCTTGGGAGCAAATGCCGATGATGGACTTGACGTTGTGACGTGGATCGAACGTCACTTTTTCATTCCAGAGCGGCTGAGCGAGACCCCCCCAGCGATGCCGCTTGCGCCCTATCAGCGTGCGGTGTTGCGGGAAGCGTGCCGAACAGACGGGAATGGAAAGTTCGTCTATGACACAGTGGTTTGGTCGGACATCAAGAAATCAGCGAAATCAAGCATTGCGGGCGCGGTAGCGCTGTATCGTGCGATCCACACGCCATACGGGTCGTTCAAGATTGTGGCGAACGACCTTAAGCAGGCAGACAGCCGCGTTTTCTACTATATCCGGCGAGCAATCGAGCTAAACCCCGACCTTAGCAGCCGCGCAACGATCCGCAATTACAAGATCAGTTTGGTGAACAAGGCGGAAATTGAGGCTGTTCCGGTTGATCCTAGTGGTGAGGCGGGGGGAAACGATGATTTCATCGAGTTCACCGAACTACATGCGGCGAGCAGCAAGGCAAGCCAACGCATGTGGTCAGAGATGACAATCCCGCCGACGAAGTACGGTAGGGCGCAGCGATGGATTGACACCTATGCCGGACATAACGGCGAGTCACCCATTCTTGAACAACTCTATGATGAATGTGTTCGCCCAGAAAAAGGGCTTACTCTTGTTGACCCGGAAGCGCCCGATGATTTAGAGCTTTATCGCAGCGGATCGATCCTCTGTCTCTGGAACACAAAGCCGCGCATGGCATGGCAAACAGCCGACTATTATGAGAGCGAGGCAAAGGTGCTGCCGCCCGTTGAATTTGAGCGAATGCATCGAAATCAGTGGGGTAGATCGCAGAATGTTTTTGTTTCGGCAGAGTGGTGGGCGGGCTGTAAAGCGGATGAACTCCCGCAGTTCAATGATCGCGATCCGCTAATCATCGGCGTTGACGCTGGCGTATCGAATGATTGCTTTGCGCTTGTAGGGGTGACGCGAAAGGACGATCTGATCTACGTTCGCTATGTGCGCATTTTCACGCCGCCGCCGCAGGGGACGCTGGACTTTAGTGAGCCAGAGACCGTGCTGCGAGCGCTGGCGGCTGCTTATAATGTGATTGAATTTGCCTATGACCCGTACCAATTGCACGACATGGCGACGCGCCTGAAGCGAGACGGGCTGAGGTTTCGCGCATTTGATCAGGGTCAAGATCGGCTTTTAGCGGACAAGCAACTATACGATGCGATACGAGATCGGCGCATTGTTCATGGCGGTCAACGCGATCTCACAGCGCATATCGAGAACGCAAATGCCGAAACGAACGGCGAGCGGATGCGAATTGTAAAACGGGCGACGAATCTGAAGATCGATGCGGCGGTAGCGCTGAGCATGGCGCACGCCCGCGCTTTCGCGCTCAGATCGCTTACGGTGGGCAGATCAGGAAAAGGATAATTATCATGCGAACCAATGGCGTGACGGCATTGACGGCAAACAGTGGATTGCTATCCAGCATTGCAGGCGCGATTCATAGTCGGATCGCCTATGAGGGCATGGTAGGGGAATGGGTAGCGCGGGGCGATCATGTGTCTCGTTTGCGAAACTACTACGACGGAACGCATGATGCGTCACTGACCGACGATATGCGAGAGATGCTGCGGGTCTCGCAGAACGCCGATGTGTTCAACAGCAACTACATTCCGGTTGTTGTGGATGCCATGACCAATCGCTTGTTGGTCAATGACGTGCGGGCAGACAATGAAGCGACAACGGGATGGATTCAGGAATTGCTAGAGAGAATTGGCTTTGATGAAGTTCAGCGCGATGTGCATCTTTCCACGTTGCTCGATGGTGATGGATTCGTAATGGTCGCACACGATGGCGATCACGTTCAGATCATTCCACAGCTTGCCTATGACGGATGCGACGGCATTATCCCGATCTACGAATCTGATAGCAGCCCGATCATGGTATGTGCGATTAAGATTTGGTCTGAGGTTTTTCGGGTTGACCGTTCGGGAAAGATTGAGTTTGCCAACAGGGTGCGGATCAACATTTACTATGCTGACCGTATCGAGAAATTTTTCTCGGAAAAGAGTGGAGGAGCGATCCAACCATACATCAACGCGCAGAACAGTGAAACGACACACATTCACGCATGGACAAAACGCGATGGGTCGCCGCTGGGTATACCGATTTTTCACTTCAAGAACCGAGGACGCAAGAACTTCGGGATCAGCGAGGCGGCGAACGCCATGCCCTTGCAGGACGCGCTCAACCGAACTCTGTGGAGTTTGATCTCCACCAGCGAAAAGACGGGTTTCCCGCTGCGGATTGCCTATGGTTTCGACCCTGACCCCCGCGCACAGGGCATTAAGCCGGGCGACATTATTCTCGTGGGGGCAGGGGGGATGGATCGGGAACAGCAAGCGAAAATGGAGACCTTACCGGAAGGATCACTGGACGCGATCATGAACACAGCACGTCATCTGCGCATGGAGATCGGAAACGTCACGGGAACACCCGCACCTGAATTGTTTGACGCAGACAATTTGAGTGGGGAGGCGTTCGCGGCGCGGGAAGTGACCATGATCGGCAAGGTGGAGGCGGCGCAGAAATCGTTTGGCACTCTGTGGCGGCGAATATTCGATATGGCGTGGGAAGTCGAGGATGCTTATAGCTCCAAGCGTCCGCCAAACTACACGCAGGCGCTCTTGCTCTCATGGAAGGATGCCAACCTCCGTGCTGACAGTCAGGTGATCCGAGACGCGGTGGCAATTGCGGAAACAGGGCGGCTAAGCAATCGGGCATTTTTGGCAATGATCGCATCGACACAGGGCTGGTCGGATGATGAAGTTCAGCGCATTTTGCAGGAGCTTGAGGACGATAAGCAATCGCTGGCGCTCAGTCAAGTTGGTGGTTTGCCGAACTTTGACGCTGCTTTGAGCCTCGACACGGAGGCGTAGGGTGAGCGCACCGGGGCAACGGCGGGCGGCGACCATTCGTGATTACCTCAGGGAGCTTCTTGACGCCCCTTATCGGCGCTTGATGACGCCCTTCCTGATGGGTATCAATGAGTCTTTTGGACGAGATACACAATTGAAACGTCTCTTGAACGCATTAGAGAAAAGCGAGACAAGGGGTGAATCAATTCTCGATGATCCGGCTTTCAAACGTGTTATGCGCCGTGTCGGAGCGCTCTTGAAGGGACAGGAGAGCGCATACGACAAGACGGCTGAACAGACGGCAAACATCAGCATTGACGTGGCGGGGCGGCTGACGAAGATTTTGTCGGGGGCGACCTCGGCAAGCATCTCAGCCGAATGGAACACGCCGAGCGTAGAGGCGGTGCGGAGCGCGATTGCCTATCTCCATGATCGGGATGCGCTAGGCACGTCTATCGATGCTGTATGGAAGGGCATTGTTCAGGACGCCCAAAACCGCATTCAAGGTCGGGTACTGGCAGACCTTGCTGTCGGAAAAAACGCTGTGGCGGCAGCGCGGACATTGAGGCGAGAGTTACCCGGTCTGACGGCGGCGGCGGCAAACAATGCGCTGCGGACGCTGTACCTCGAAAGTTATCGAGACGCAACGGCGATCAACCAGAGCGTAAACGCGCATATGCTCAGTTACGTGGTGCGCATCGGTACGTTGGATTCGCGGATATGCATGGCGTGTCTGGCGCTGCACGGCACACGGATGGAGGTTGGCGAGCGAGTTTCTTCACACCACCAATGTCGCTGCACCAGCATCGGTGTTGTGAAAGATGTGGCGCGGCGGATCGAGACGGGCGAGGATTATTTCGGACGACTGCCGGAGGTTGATCAGCAGCGCTTGATGGGAAAAGGGGCATGGGAATTATGGAAAAGGGGCGACGTGCAATTGGGTGATTTTGTCGAGAGATACGATTCGGCAATCTACGGAAAAATGATCCGCCAAGCAACCTTGAAAGAATTGAGGGCAGGCAGATGAACACAGCAGAGATGATCGCAAAGGGAGGCAGCTTCACGGCGATTGATCCCATGCTCATCCAAGAGGTCGATACGTGCTGCGCATTGACGGGCGAGCGCATCACACGGGGCGTGGCGGCAAAGGACGTTATCAGCAGTTCGACATCTGATATAGCTGACACATTCCGTTTTGGCGCGTATGTGAGTGTTCCCGTAGCGACTGTATTTGCCGACTCACGGCTGACGGGGAATATTTTTGCTGACGAACATGGCATCATCTACCCCGTCGTGTCGGTGGCAAATGAGACGCCGGAGCGTCCGGCATGGACGCACCTGCTACGGGAGATTGAAGGTGTTGAAGCGTCTGTAGCAGTGTTTACTCTGAACACGAAACGTCGGCTATGGCACAAGGCGAAGGTATCAACAGTGGGAACGCACTGGACACCTTTCTTTTGCGATGGCGACGTAGAGCGCAGTCTGACTGTTGATTACGACGCGCTGATCGGCTGCCTCAATTTCATTGAGAAGGAAGTGTTGCCTGCGGGATTCACCAAAAAGAGTATTGCCGAAGGGTTGCTCTTCCCGTCCTCGCTGGCAATCGTCCGCAAAATCGGGCTGGTTGTAGCCCGACGGATGGAAAATGAATTGTCTCGCTGGCGAACGAGTGATGAGTTGACGCTTGCCTTGTTCGCCGCACAGAAAACAGGAGATGCATCATGACGTACCGCATCAGTCCAGAAACCAAGCGCCATTTCCTTCACCTGAAACTTTTTCAACCCCTGAGCCACCACGATCCGGGGCTAAGCAGGGTGGCAACGTGAACCTGTTTCACCGTCAAAAGAAAAAGATGGCACGGCGGGAAGGCATTGCACCTTCTCTGGATCGGATCAATCAAGTTGCCAAATACTATCCCGTGCCATTGCAGTTCCGTGAGGTCTTTGATGGTTTGACGGCATATGAATTTTTGGCGGCGGCGTTGCTGCTTGATTTCATTCTGCTCCACGTCAAGAGCGGTCAAGGAATTTTGGACAGTGTGGAGCGTTACACGCGGTTGCAAGATCGGGCGCGGAAGGCGGCGGTACGGGTGTGGCGATTGATCAACTGGTGGTCGCTGCTCTGCGACGATACGCAAGTCCCTCACATGCAGAGCGAGCGCGTGCTGATGATCACCACGATGCCGCAGGGGGCAAGCGATGCAGTGTTGGCAGAGATGATCGAGAACACCGAGAGCGTGCTGATGGTGGCACGCCTTTGGGAGGAAGCGCTACGTGAGAAATCGCCCGTCGAAGTCATTCAGTTTGACCGCCTCCCTCCGGCGCGGGGGACGGTGACGTTAGACATGCCCGTTTACAGTGCCAACGCCGCACGCCACGAAACGGTACGCGAACCGGGGATGCTTCACCTTCTCAATGCCCTCGATTTGAGATTAGAGAGCCTGCCCGCAACGCTGGCGGCGATGTTCTACAACGGGGGGCAACTGAGGGCATCTGAACCATCGGGCGTGTTCGGATTGACGCGGACGATCCGTGAGGCTTACCCTCTGCTGGCGTTGGTTGGCGGGGGGACTGACTCGTTTCTTCTGGGCGCGTCGGAAATGGAGGTGGGGGCATGGATTGTCTGCGCCGAAAACAACGAGGCGACGCGGCGCGTGGGAATTGAGTCGGACATCTCGGTATTCGATCTTCTCGACATCCAGACGCACACCAAGCACAACGGGGGTGATCGGGTTGACATTTCGCCCATGCCGTTCGGTTTTGAGACGCTGGTGCCGGGTACAGAGATCGTTTTGACCTACAACTTGCGTCCCTACGCCACGCAAATGGCGCACGGGGCGTTGATCGCCGCGCTGAATACCTTCCAAGCGGGCGACGCCTCGCTGGGCGGTCAGGGGGCGCGGGGGTATGGCGCTGTAGAGGTTCTGCAAACCGGATCGCCCATCGATACCATCGAGGCATACGAGGCGTATGAGGCATACCTTGCGGCAGAAAAGGAACGTCTTGCCGAGGGTCTGCTCAGCGGCACGTTGACAACGGGAAAGGTCGTTTGCAAATGATACACAATGCCTTTCCCGAAATTCGGGAACGCTATGAGCAGCTTCCAAAGGCTGCGCTCCGCGTCACCGTGCGGTTTCTTTCGCCCATTGTTCATTATGAGCCGCTGCACCTTGACGCGATGTTAAGCTATGCTGTGGTCTATGATGCGACGCGGGGGGAGATGCTATCGGGTCTTTCTAGCGGTGATGCATACTATTTGCCGTTACCCATGCAGGCGCTTTGGCATTCGCCGTCCGGCTTGCCATTATGGGCAAGCACAGACTTTGCACCACAGGGCGAGGTTGTGAGCGATGTGACCTATGCGCACAAGCGGGCGCTTGAGCCAAAGATGACAAGCCGCAATCTGACAACGGGGAAAGGGCAGTTCAAGGAGATACGGAAACCTCTGCCAACCATCGACGCGAATGGCTTCAGCGCTGATTGCGTTGGCAATGCTGAGGAAATCGCCCGCCTTTTGAATACCACGACGGGCGTGGGCAAAAAGCGGGCATATGGGTTCGGGAACGTGGCGGAATGGATCATCGAGGACATTCCCGAATTCAATCTCTATGATGAGGCTGAAGTGCCGCGCCGTCCGCTCCCCGCCAAGTACGTGGGCGGTTGGAGGGGGGACATCATGTGGGGGGGATGGACGCCTCCCTATTGGCTGGCAAGCCTTCATTGCCCGCTTGTGGTGGGGGCAGTATGAAATACGTCTTTCCCGCTTTTCCTAACATGCGTGGTGAGCTTGCTGAGTATTGCCGTCTTTATGCCTTTCCTCGCCAGCCTGATTGTCCTCCGCCCGACACCGGATACATCATCCTCGATTCGGGTGCGTATGGACTCTCGCAATCGGGAAAGAAGATGGACGCGGCATACATTGACAGGCTGGCAGCGCATTATCGGGAACATGCGGGTAAGTCCGTGTTCTGTGTTGCCCCCGATGTTTTCCTCAACCCGACACAGACCATGAGGCAATTTTCGGAATGGCACAGCAGGCATGGCATCCCCGTTGTGCCTGTGGTGCAATTCAACAGCAAGAACGGCTCTGTAGACCTCCACAGGATGCGCAAACAGCTAGAGTTCTATCGCGCCTATGGTGGTCTGTTGCCGCACTGGGAGGGTAAGCCATTCGTCTGCATCAGCAACCCCTCGAAACGTGCAATCGAGGGGAAAAATGTCGTGCGCGTGGCGACTCTAGCACGTCAAGTAATGGGTGAGGTTTGGCTTCATAATCTTGGCGCAGGGTGGGATAGAGAGGACATTTTGGCATGGAAGAACACGGCTGCCTTTGACAGCATGGACTCGATTGCTTACTACACCAGTGCGCAAGATGGTTGGCGCTGGACGACGGGCAGCCCTGTGCGTGACGAGCGTCCGCTGCGCGACGTGGCGACGGACAATGCGAGGTTGATCAATGATTTGGTGTGCGCGGCACCCGTCCATCGCACAGATTGAGTGAGTGCGATGAACGGATGAGGTGCATGGCGTATCAGAGCTAATACGGCAAGAACGCAATCTTTGCGTATGCGAGTCGAATCTGTCGGGGGTTCTTTAGACCAACCGCGATTTTTATCTCATTTTCGCCAGAACCGTCAGCGCCGTAAG